TGTGCAATCAGTCTATCGAAAACGTATGCTACCATTAGATTCCTAGCTCTTTCTCTGTAATGATCTGAAACTTCCACCCTCGATCTTTACAGTACTCTTTAGCAAACTTCCACTTGCTACTATTTATGCCGTAAGTAGCAACCTCGTTAATGTACTTTTTGGTCTTACGACTACGAACAGTAGGTGGCTGAGTCTGAGCGTATGGTTTTACTTCGATAAGTATAGTATCGGTACCACCTCTAGCAGTACGTACCTTTATAAGGAAGTCTGGATAGTATCTGTGAAGTCTACCATCTAGTGGTGATCTGTATGGAATAATTACTTCCTCACTACACCATTCCAACACATTTGGGTTGTTATCACAATAAACCATAAACATCCTTTCCCAACTGGACCGATAAATAATACAATCGGGATCACCTTTATACTTGTTTGGATTGCGTGGCTTATAGTATCCCTTATGTGTTCTCATAAAACTATTTAGGCTTGCATATGGCAGAAGCAGATGATAACATAACCCAGGCTAGCTCAGATGCCCTGAGAAGTGCTTTACAACCAATCTCTGCTGGAGGTAATCTTAGGTTCCCTGGAGACATTACTGACAACTACATTTCCTTTCTTCCAAAGAACAGAGGTAAGAGTACTAAACTCACTAGAGTAAACTCAAGCTCTAGTGGAGGCATTACTCTTCCTATCCCATCTAACCTATCTACTGGATACAATGCTCAGTATGATACCGGTACTGGAATAGGAGTACTTGGTAACTTTGCTCAGCAGGTTGCTAGTGGTGAGACTCAGTTTAGTGCTGAAGCAGCTGGTGCTGCAGCAGTCGAGCAAGCTAAGGCAATTGGTCTTAGTGCTAGTCCAGAGGTAGCAGCACTACTTGGAGCAGGACTAACTGGTCCTATCGGTGCTGGTGTTGGTGCTGCGTTAGGTGGTGCTGCAAGAGGAGCAGCAGTTGGAGCTGGTATTGCAGTTAACCCACACTTGGCAGTCATCTTCTCTGGTGTCAACTTTAGGACTCACAGTTTTCAGTATAAGTTTAGTCCAAGAGATGCTGGAGAGAGTACTACACTAAAGAACATCATCAAGAAGTTTAAACTTAATATGCATCCTACTATTGAAGGAGCAGCATTCTTTAAGTATCCAAATGAGTTTGATATTGCTTTCAATAGCAAGAACGAGAATTATCTATTTAAGTTTGGTACATCAGTACTATCTGACTTTCAGATAAATTACAATCCTGATGGTGGATCATACTTTCACGAGAACGGTGCACCAGTATCAGTTGGTCTTAGTCTCACGTTTACGGAGATTGATATCATTACTCAAGAAAAGATTGACGAGGGTCGCTAATGTCTTATCTGTTTAACGAATGGCCAACAGTCAGCTACGATCTAAAGAAGAACGGTAAGCCTCTTAAACTTACTAACATTACTCTGCGGTTCAAGATCAATGAGCTTTTGCGAGACAAGAGTGTTGTTATGTATACCTACGACGTGCAAGATGGCGAGCGACCTGACATCATTGCGTATAAGTATTACAACGATCCAACTCTCGACTGGGTGATCCTTCTTACTAACAACATCATCGATCCTCAGTTTGAGTGGCCACTTGATGATCGTTCCTTTGAAAGATACATCAAAGGGAAGTATGGATCATTGGAAGCAGCCAAGCAAACCAATCACGTATACGAAAAGACATTGAACGAGCAGATAGTTCGCTTTGATGGTACTATCATACCTAAGAGGTCAGTGGTAGTAGATAAAGAGACATACGACCTGACCAGTCCAACCAGTCGTCGTGCTGTAGATAAGTATACGTACGAGCTAGAACTTAACGAAGCTCGCTCTCAGATTAAGTTACTTGATAAGAGATACCTACCCAATATTCTCTCTACGTATGAAAATATAGTCGAGCAAGCATAATGTCAATTAGATCGGCTGCGTCCCGTGAATACTATGAAAGCTATGGTCTAGACTATGAGCTGACCCTTTCATCACCTCTAGCTACTGAATCGCTAGTACTCAATCTAATGGTGATTGAGCTTAATCAGTATGAAGATATGTACGGTCCATTTATGAGAATGGAAGTAGTGATTAATGATAGTATGGGACTGTTGGATAAGTTCCCATTGGTAGGAGACGAGACTCTTACCTTTAAGTATGGTAATCCTAATGAGAAGAAGTTCACAGCCGAGTATGTTGTCTATAAGGTATCTGGTAGACAAGGAGTAAAGGACCGCAATCACGTATACACTCTACATGCTATCTCCAAGATCGGACATAAAAATTCATTAGAATATATCTACAAGCCATTTATCGAAAAAACACCACATGAGATAGTACAAGATGTTTATAAGAACTATTTGAAAGGTGATAAGGAACTAGTGATATGGCCAGGTATCAATAAGATTACAAGAGTAGGATCAGGACAGAATCCATTACAGTTTATCAATCAGATAGCAAAAGAGAGTCAAGCCCCTCCTACAGGAGGAGGAGCAGGTTATGATTCAACATCATCATATTTGTTCTTTGAGAGTATCGATTATGTAATCTATATGCCTCTCTATATTTTATTCCAACCCAATACACTTCCGAGAGATCCTTACTACGAATTTTATCTGTCAGTTCCAAAAGAAGAAGAGCAGATGGTAGAAGGAAAGGGAGCATTCCCAGCAAGAAGCATCTCAAATATAAAATTTTTAGACTCATTTGATAATTTAGATCAGGCTCATAGAGGAGCTTATTACAATGAAGTCAATGTAATCGACCCAATCCTTAAAAGATTCAAGGTTCATCCGCTAAAAGAACCCGATAAGAAAAAATTTCAGTTCGATTATAAAAAAAATTGGGACCAAATAAATCATATTGATAATTCTGGTAAAAAATTTGTCAGTGAGCAGGGAGAACTGGGAAAAGCGAAAAAAGCGTATTCTACCCATAGGAGAATGATTGTTTCCCAGATAGAAGAGGATAATGAGACGTATCCAGTAGACAGTTCAGCCTATTTTAAAGCAATGCAGCCATTCAAAGCAGGAGATCAACTTAATGCTCCACGTAAGAGAGATCTATTCCTATCGAAGACAGTACATGAACGAGCGAACATGTCGACGAACGTCATTGAGATTACTACACCAGGCATTGCAGAAATCTATATCGGTAACCTAGTGAAGATAAAAATTCCTCAGCCAACACAACTAGATGGAGAGACGAGCAAGTTCTTATTCCTATACGGACAAGAGGCTACGTTCATCGTTACTGCTATAAGACATAACTACAACACAGCACAAGACACATACACTACTGTGCTGTCATGTTCCAAAGAGTCGTTTGGCATCGAGCCAAAGGGCAAAGCATTTGATAACAGTCCGGAGTCGTAATGAAAGTAAAAGAGGAGTTCTTTGGATTCAATCCTGTGATGTGGATGGGAGTTGTTGAAGACAACGAAGATCCATTGAAGCTAGGCCGTCTGCGTGTTCGTATCTTTGGTTGGCACAATAGCTCTTTGAGAGCTGTTGATGGAGAGCCGGGTGTTACTACTGAAGACTTACCATGGGCTCAGATCATGCAGCCTGTTAGTAGTGGTAACAATAGTGGCATCGGTGGAGCACTAACTGGTATTCAACAAGGCACTTGGGTGATGGGCATCTTCCTTGATGGAGAGATTGCTAGAGAGCCTTTGGTGATGGGAGCAATTCCTGGTATACCGACCGAGGCTAATCCCAATCCTGTAAATGGGCCTCCTTCTGAAGGGTTCTATGATCCGGATGGTGTGTATCCTCTACCTGATAGAATCGATGAGCCTGACACCAACAGACTTGCTCGTAATGATAATACAGCGATGGGTGATCCTAAAGACTATCCTCACCCACTAATCGAACGACGAAAGAATGCAGCGATGGAAGTACAGTCTGCTGGGTTCTATGGTTTTGCAGAACCTTACTTTGATGGGTGGAAAGAATTTAAGTCTAAGTATCCTGACAACAAGGTTTGGGAGACAAAGAGTGGCCATGTATTCGAAGTAGATGATACCAACGCATTCGAACGTATTCACATTGCGCATAAGAACGGCAGCTACGTTGAGATGGGTGGTGCTGCTGGTCCTGGTAACCGTATTGATAAGGTAGCAGGCGACTGGATGATGCTTGCTGATGATAATATAGTGATGTCTAGTATTGGTCCTATAAACATAACTGCTCTACACACCAACATATTAAGCAAGACAATATACTTGGGCACTGAGAGTGGTATTACTATGAAGGGCCCTGTTAAAGTAGTCGGTAGTGTACTAGCTGATGGTCTGTCATCCAATGCTGGTGCTACCGATAAGTTTACTGCTGTCGGTGGTAGGATCGTTACTGTAACGAATGGAATCATCACAGCTGTTAGTGAGGCATAGTAATGGGTATTGAAAACAAACTACTAAAAATTGAAAGAGACGCTCAGAAGGTAGTGCGCCTAGCTAACATAGGTGCAAAGACTGCTGTTAAGCTAGACCTTAATGAAACCGATATCAAGATCATTAATAATAAGGGCACTGTAGTATCGACTTATACTAATGTCGGTCGTAAGAAGAGGGAGGAAGCTAACCTTGCTGCTTCTGCATTAGATATTGCAAAGCCAGATGATGCACCACACATTATTGAATCAAAGTCAGCAATCACGTTTAAGGAAGATGGTACTATTGACTTTGGTGATGCATCTTTTGGCGACTTGTTCCCTACTGCAGAAGTAGAGCGAATGATATACGATATCGAATTCTATACAGACTGTGAGAATATTAAGCAGTTTATTAAAGACCATACAAAGGTATTAGAAGACCAGATTAAGGCATCGGCACCAGAGCTAGCAAACCTTGCTGCTATTAATGGCCTGATGAGCTTCCCTAGTAATCCGCTAAAGATTATCAGTTGGGTTAGAAAGGTGGTTAGTAAATTCTTCGGTCCGTATACCCTCGCCATGATTGACCTTGCAATACAGTTGGCGATGTTTGCAAGCGCATTAGCAAGATTGGCTAGCGCTGCTTCCGCTGCACAACAGAACTTGAAGTTGTGTGCTTATGAAATCAAAGAAGATGCTGTTGATAGTGTGCTTGAAACAATAAACGAAAAGATAGCAGGTGCAGTAGGAGATATCGATAAAGTAATAGACGCGGTCTCTGAAGCACAGACTGCTATTGGTAAAGTAACAGGAAAGCCACCAAACTTCTTACCGTCTAGTTTACAGGGGGGTGTATCCGGACTGGTTCAGAACCTGACCGATGAAACACGTGCAGATATATTGGCGCGAGGAAATAGCGCATCAGCAATTCCCGTGCAGGATAGAACACCGCAGCAGGTACAGGACGTAGCTAATCTCGAGAACCAAAGAAAGCAGGATGAACTTGATCGCACAGAGCTGATATCTAAGATGGATAATCACTTGGCGGGTGTTATTCCCGGGTTGGATTTACCAGCCGCGAAAGCAGTACCGGATGGCAAAGTAGCAACACCTAGTTCAGTAAAAGAATTCACGGCCAATATTGATGAGGTTGTTGCAAGACCGTTTGATCAAGACCCACAAGCACAAGCTGATTTAGATGCGTTTGCTAATACTGCAGCCAGCTCTCTTGAAGGTAACAGCCAGTTTGGAACAACATTGTTAACATCGGCAGGGGCTTTTGCAGGTGATGTTACTATCCCGGGTGCTGTTAGCGGTGGTACAGGAGGTAACTTTGAAATCATTACGGGTAAGGGTAGCTTTGATCAGGTGCGGTATATTGTATCGGGCGGTATTATTACAGATGTACAGGTAGGGCTATAGTGCTCGAGTATGCTTTATGGCATTTATTTGGATGGGTTAAAAAGGAGGTACCAATGAGTACTAAAGATATGTTGGATAATCACGTAGCTACTCTTACAACAGAGTACGAAAAATTCGAGGCTGGTAATAAGGCGGCTGGTACTAGAGCACGTAAATCTCTTAGTGAGATTGCAAAGTTGTGTAAACTTTTACGTCAAGAGATACAAGCTAGTAAGAACAGCGATAAATAGAAGTAAAACTAAACTAACTGGATGCTATAATGGCTAGCGGTTCTCTTAACCCTTTACTTAAAGAAGTCGTTTTCAGTGATGTTAACGTATCGTTTAAGCCACATCCAGCTACTGGTAAACTTCCCGTGCTTAAAAATGCGGATGCTGTAAAAAGGTCTGTCCGCAATCTTATTTTAACGAACTTTGGTGAACGTCCCTATGAGCCTTTATACGGCGGTAATATAAGGGCGATGTTATTTGAGAATACTGATGACCCTTTATTACAGGACCAGTTGCGGAGGCAAATAGAAACCGCTATAAACAATTACGAGCCTCGTGCTAAGGTTGAGAGCGTAACGGTCGCTGGTGAAGATATTCGAGATGTAAAGGTCGGTGTACGGTCCGATTCTAATTCGCTGTTTGTTAAGATAAGGTTTGTGATATTCAATGAACGATTCCCAGTAGATCTAGAAGTAGCAATAGAAAGAGTAAGGTAAATGGCTGCCAATAACGCACTACTAGTAACAGACATAAACTTTGATCAGATCAAAGCTAATCTACAGACGTACCTTTCTAGTCAGTCAGAGTTTCAGGACTACGACTTTGAAAGTTCGGGTATGCAGACTATTATTCAGCTGCTTGCTTATAATACGTACTATAATTCGATCTATACTAACTTCGCTTCTAATGAGATGTTCTTAGACAGTGCGCTTATTAGGAACAATGTTGTTAGTAGGGCTAAGATGCTCGGGTTTACTCCTAGTAGTGCTCGTGGTGCAAAGGCTACTATATTCGTACAGGTATTTCCGCCAGGGTCTCCATCTACGGTTACTATTCCAGCTAACACTCAGTTCAATACTTCTATCGACGGTATATCATATAAGTTCCTGAGTCCTACTAGTACTGTAATCGAAAAAAACTCTAGCGGTAACTATTTTGGTGATATTGTTGTAAGGGAAGGGGAACCTGTACAGGAATCATATACAGTTAGTAGTACTAGCCCTAGCAGGTATATTCTCAATAACGATAATAGTGATACGGATAGTCTGGTAGTAAATGTACAGCAGAGTTCTTCTAATACTGCATTACGTAATTATACCCTTGCTACAGACCTCACTGCAGTAAACGGTAATAGTTTTGTATACTTCTTGCAAGAAGAGAATGATGGTAGATTCGAAGTATTATTCGGTGATGGTATACTTGGCAGAAAACTAACCGATGGTAATATTGTTAAACTTAATTACAATGTAACTGTCGGTGCTCTTACTAACGGTGCTACTGCATTTACGGGTCCATTTACCCTAGCCGGTAATTCTACGTACGGTTATAGAACGACTTCTAAAGCAAGCGGCGGTGCTGGTGCTCAGTCTATAGACAGTATTAAATTTAATGCGCCAAGAAACTATACCGCTCAAAATCGCGCAGTGACTGCTAACGATTATAAAAACATTCTAATTAATAATGCTCCGGACCTTCAAACTATTGCTGTGTGGGGTGGTGAGCAAAATAGTCCTCCTATCTACGGTAAAGTGTATATCAGCGTAAAGCCTATTGGTGATACTACTATTACTCCTAGCCGTAAGGATGAACTAACAGAACTTCTTAAAGACAGAAACGTAGTAACTACTCAGCCGGTATTCGTAGATCCCGAGTTCCTTTACGTAGTGCCTACTATCGATGTACGGTACAATCCTGCTCTAACATCAAAGAATGGTGATACGTTACTCAATCAAGTAAACAGTACTATGTCTAAGTTCAATAGTAATGATCTTGGATTGTTTGCGCGTAATTTCTATTTGTCAGAATTCATTAAGAAAGTGGATAGTATTGATCAGAGTGTTATAAACGTAGCGGTTACAGAAAAGATGCAGCGGCGTTTTATTCCTAACATGACTATCAAGCAATCCTACACTTTGAATTTTAACAATCCTATCAATAACCCACACGCAGGGCATCAATATACCATTTCGTCTAGTGGATTTACATTAGACGGGTTTACTTGTTACTTTGATGATGACGGTAATGGCAATGTAAGAATATACCGTTTGGTTGATACCAGGAGAGTATATGTTAATGAGAAGGCAGGTAAGGTAGATTACAACCGCGGTTCATTTACAGTAAACACATTCCAGCCTACTGCATTCGTTGGAGACTCTATCAAAGTCAATGCAACTCCAAGGGATCAAGTAATTAAGTCAATACGTAATCAAATTATTCAGCTTGCTGATGCATCAGTTTCTATTACTAATAATCAAACAGATGCTGTTGAAGTAAGGTCTAGAGAATTAGCCGCAACTATACAGGTTACTTCATCGACAGAAACTGGTGTAACGACTAGTTCAACGTCTGGTTCTGGTACGTCGGGTTATTAATGGCTACAAATAACAAAACATCAGCGTTAGTACAGAGTCAGCTTCCTCAATATCTGGTTGAGGATGGTCCTAATCTCATTGCGTTTATGAAAGCGTATTATGAGTGGATGGAGACTACTAATCAAGCTACGGACGCTAGTAGGAATCTTTTAAACTATCAGGATATCGATACTACTGATCTTGAAAAGTTTTATGAATACTTTAAGAAAGAAGTACTTTGTGATTTTCCTAAGGTTATTCTTGCCGATCAAAGATTAGTCGCAAAACGAATTAAGGATCTGTATAGATCAAAAGGTAGTAGTGCTGCGTATAACCTTCTATTTCGAATTTTATTTGACGAGGATATATCAGTCGTTAGACCTTCGGAAAGCATTCTGAGAGCGTCTGACGGAAGGTGGCAGCAGGATACAGTCCTTAGACTAGGTCAGCCTTTCTCAGGTAACTTAGATAATGCTATCGATAAAGTTGTCACGGGACAGAACTCCGGCGCAAAAGGCAAAGTAACCAGAGTACTATCTGTTTTTGAAAATGGTATTGCGGTTACTCAGTTTAGGTTGGTGGAGGTATCTGGTACTTTCTTTGACCTTGAGCAAGTATTGACTAGTGATGGTATAGGTGGTTATGTTGTTAATACTATTGGTCCTCTGACAGACGTTACATTTGGTACTGCTAGTACAACTGGTGGTACAGGTCACCAGGTCGGTGACTTTGTAAATTTAACTAGTACTACTGGCTCTCAAGCAACAGGTAGGATTGACGCTACTACTAACCAAGCTGTAGACTTTAACATACTAAGTGGTGGTAGTGGATATACAGTTGGTGACACGGTTATTACAATTTCAGGTGGTAATGTAAAGGGTGGCTTAGTTGGTTCTGCTACAGTAGCGTCCATATCCAACACAGAGACTTTATTTGGGTACACTGATACAATTGAGAATCTGAAACAAACACCAATTGGTTATGGTCCGACATATAGTTCGAACTCTGGTGTAATAAGTTCCAATCTTGCTTCTTCTAATTCCTCTACTGCATTGAGCGCAGCACTGGGGACTTTTGCAATAACAGCAGGCAAGATAGCATCGCTGACTACTACTCTTGGTAACTATGATGTAACATTACCAATTGTAGTAGCAGAGGATTCGATTGTTAGTCCACTTGACCTACCGGATGGGTTTGGAGGGTTTAAAGGACGCAATGCATTGTTAAATGCTTCGTTCCAGCCCGGTTCGATTACCGACATTACAGTATTGAACGGTGGTACATCCTACAATGCTATTGATGCAGTTACAGTAGTCAATACAAGTAGAGGTGGTACTAACAACGGTATTGGTGATCCAGTTATCTCGGGTGTTGTAACTCTTCCGGGAGCATACAAAGGAACAAAAGGTCAGTTGTCTTCTGATATGAGGTTGCAGGATAATTACTACTATCAGCAATTCAGTTATGACATTAATTCATCTACAGCTCTTAAAACATATAGAGATATAGTACACGATGTAATCCATCCAGCTGGTACTAAACTATTTGGTACAGTGAACATTGGTAAAACAATTGATGCTTCCGGAGTAACAGTTGAATCTGCATTGACTTCTGATCTAGTCGGTGGTAAGCAAGGTCTGCCAAGTATAGCAGCCAACACAACGTTTGGTAATATAGTTATTGAACTTGCTGCTATTGTACCGTCAATTACTTCTAATACAATAGTTGCACCTGCTCTAACAGTACAGAATCAGTTTGTAACTGCTAACGGTACCATCTACGTTGCGAATAACAATGTAGTTAATAACTTCTTGACATTTGCTATCACAAGCTACTTACCAGAGCCTGTAATGTTTGGTACAGCATTTAACGTACAGGGTGATGGTAATGCAACGTTTGGTACATTCTTGCAGGGTGGTAGCTTCATTGAGATTGAAGACAAGCAGCTTGGTTCAGCTGTTGGTAACACGACCTATATAGTTAATACTGTATTCAGCAACACCTCGTTTACTATGAACACACCATTCGTTGGCGGAGCCACGTCTAATGGTATCCTAAGGTACACTCGAGTAATTTAATCGGTTAAAGACATGCCAGATACACTTAGTAAAAAATTTCAAGTGAATGTTGCCCAACAATTCAAAGAATCTTTTGATGAGGGTGATCCCACGCAAATGTATCTATTCTATGCAAGGATAGATCCATGGGCTAATGAATCAATACCTGACACTATCGCCGACACGGAAACTGCTCAACGGCAGGTATGGCGTGGTATGACTGCGTTGAAAAAGGTTTCAAACAATAACGTAACGATGTCCGTAACTAAGTACCTATGGCAGTCTAATACAATATATACCGAGTTTAGAGATAACGATGCTGCTATCCCTACTAGCAACTTCTATGTAATTAATAGTAACAACGAGGTATACAAGTGCCTGTTTAACAATAACGGTGCTCGTAGTATTGTTTCACCGTCAGGCACATCTACATCAACTATTACCACCAGTGATGGTTATAAGTGGAAGTTCTTGTATGATGTTAGTCAAGCAGACTTCGTTAGATTTGGTAGTGCAAACTTCATTCCGGTACAAACACTTCGTTCTAATGATGGTAGTGCACAATGGGCCGTACAGCAAGCAGCTGCAAATGGAGCAATCCCAATCTATGAAGTAACTAGCGGTGGAACAGGTTATCTTGAAAACAGAGGTATCTTTGATGGTATTACTAGCACGACGCAGTTAAAGGTTGCTAACACTGCTAGTGACACAGACAATGTTTACAATGGATCATCTCTGTTTATATCAAGTGGTCTTGGTGCTGGACAGATTAGAGTTATTACTGGCTATAACGCTACTACAAAACTAGTAACGGTTAACAATGCTTTTTCAGTAAGTCCCAATACTTCCAGCACATATCACATAGGTCCTCGAATAAATATAACCGGAGATGGTAACGGAGCTAGTGCTTATGCTAACGTCCACAATGGTGTGGTACAGAAAATTACCGCTATCAATTTGGGATCTAGCTACTCTCTAGCAAAAGTTGGTATATCAGCCAATCCAACATACGGATCTGGAGCTACAGCAACAGCATACTTGCCCCCAGTGGGAGGACATGGTTCAGATCCTGTTACAGAGCTGTATGCTCAAAACGTAACATTGAACGTAGAGATTGATGGCAGTGAAGGTGGCTTCTTCCCTGCAAACAACCAGTTTAGGATATTTGGACTCCTTAAAGATCCAACGTTGAGGAGTACCGGTGGCGTAGCTGATGGTCTGAGATATGATCAGACTATGAGACTGACAGTCAGCTCCGTATCTGGTACATATGCTCAGGATGAGTTTATTACAGGTGGTACGTCGGGTGCACGAGGTAGGGTAGTATATTTTGCCAACACAAACTTAGCTGGAACACAAGGGGTATTGCACTTAACATATAAGGATGGTAATTTTTCAAATGCAGAAGTGATCACTGCTAATAGCACAGGGGTTACCTCTCAGATTACTAACATTACCTTACCGGATCTAGTTCCTTTTAGTGGGTCAATGATCTATATGGTAACTCAAGCACCGTTGGAAAGAGACGCAGATCAAACAGAAAACTTTACTATTACAGTTAAGTTTTGATAAAGAGAAACTAATATGGCAACTGCTAACAATAATCTTACTACCAACTTTAACGTAGATCCTTACTACGATGACTTCGATCCAACGAAGAATTTTCATCGTATATTGTATCGTCCTGGATTTGCAGTTCAAGCTAGAGAGTTAACTCAGCAACAGTCGATCCTTCAAAACCAAATTCACAGATTTGGTAATCACGTATTCAGAGATGGATCAGAAGTTACTGGAGCAACCGAGGCGCTTGATACTGTTGGTGTGTTTAGAGTAAAGCCAACTTATGCTGGATCATCAGTAAATGTGTCTCAATTTGAAGGACTGTACGTACGATCCAGGTACTCGGAAAAACTGTACAGAGTAAAGAAAGCTGTTACCGCGGCCGGGGGTGAATTTGATCACCTTTACGTTCAATACCTTCAATCTGCTAATACTAATGCTAACGCTGTAAACGATTACACAAAAGTATCTAATAACGAAATTTTAGATTTTAGTGCGTCGTACATTAACGCTAACAACGTCTTTCCTCCTAGCAGTAATGTTGGATCCGCACAAGTACTTGGCGCCGGAGATACCAATGTTGCCAAGCTACCAGTCACCACAGGCTTTTTGTATAGTACAGATGAATCTGTCCACTACCATAAAGGATTGTTTATCAGGGCAGATAAGCAAACTGCTGCTGTTGCCCCTAATGTAGAGCACGCTGTAAGTATTGGATTTACTTCTACTGAAACTCTTGTAACATCTGACAGTGATACTTCTCTTACAGATCCTGCTAGAGGCAGCTACAATTACGCTGCTCCTGGTGCAGATCGATTAAAGGTAACTTTAACTCTTACCACCAAGCCGCTGAGCGATATTGGAGCGCCTCCTCTTACTTCAAACAATTACTTTGAGGTAGCAAGAGTAAAGGACGGCCGTCTTGTTCGTAAGAGACCGGATCCAGACTACAATCGATTAGGAGATGTACTAGCTCAACGAACTTTTGAAGAGTCTGGTAACTATTCTGTAGAGGGTCTCAATCTTACTATTGCTAATACTATTTCAACAGCCGCTAATCTAGTAGCTAACTTTGGCCTTGGTACAGCATACGTTAAAGGATACAGAGTCCATAATCCTGGCACTACAGATGTAGCGTTACCAAAAGCAAGAGCTCTTGATACAGTTACTGAGCAAAAGATAACGGCTTTGTATGGTAATTACGTTTTCATTTCTGGTTTAACTACTGGCTTGTTCAACATTAACGACCGTATAGAGCTGCACGCATCTACGATTCCTAGTGCAAAAACCAAGATAGGCGAAGCGCATGTAAGAAACATAGAGTACTCTACTGGTAGTGGTGCAAATAGAATTTACAAACTGTTTTTATATGACGTTAGGGTAACTGCTAGCGGTTTCACTATAAACAATTTGAAAAGCGTTCTCAAAGGAACACACAGCTCATCGACAGCATTTGCTCAAATAGATTCATCAAGCATTACTTCGTTTAGTAAAACTGCTACAGCTGCGGCCGGCAGCGCTGATGTTCAATTCAACAGTGTTGATGGTATTAAGGTCGGTCAGTCGTTAACAGCTGCTGGTTTTAAAGCTAATACTGTTGTTCAATCAATTTTGTTTGATACAGTTACGTTTAGTAACTCATCGACTGTATCTAATAGTCAGCCATTTACATTTGAAAATGTGACGTTTGAAGACAACGACTTTAATAGAAACCTTTTCTTAATGCCGCATCAGCATACTGCCAATACTGTAAACATTGACTACAAATTTAAAAGAAAGTTTGGTGATAAAACATTTAACAGTGGTACCCATACGATTCAAACCATTGATGGTAAAGAAAGGTTCTCAGGTGGCACTGGCGCTCTTGCTGATGCACTAAAAACTGAAAACTTTATTGTTGTAGTTAAGTCTGGTGGTACTGGATCAACTCCGCTTGGCAACTTGGATATGACTGCTGGTGGAAGATCTGTAACGGTTTCTGCTACTCCAGGTAACCCAGGTCAAGCACTGATTGATTTAAATGACCTTACATTTACTGGAGTATGTGACATCATTGCAGCAATTGATGTGACAGATGACACAAGACGAGTAAAGACTAGGACAGTTGGTACTAAGACTTTTGAAGGAGGCTTCCCTTCATCGGCAACATCTTTGTCGTTGGGTTACGCTGATGTTATTAAGATCAATGCAATCTATATGGGTAACACAAGTTTTGTGTCTGCAAACACTTCTGCCAACGTTGCTAACTGGACTGCTACGGGTCTAGGTGGCAACACTGGTGTTACCACGCAGATATCCCTAGTTACAAACAAATTTAATTTTAACAAGAATGCTCACGATTCATTTTACGATCATTCTACAATAACGCTTAAACCTGGTGAGGAAGCTAGCAACAATCAAATCTTAGTGAGTTTTGATTACTATGCTCACGCTGGTGGTCTTGGGTACTTCTCTAACCTGAGTTATCCAGACTATTCAACAATTCCATCTTATACGTCTAAATCTGGACAGGCTGTACCGTTACGAGATGTCTTGGATTTTAGACCAACTAGATCTGCTAACACCAATTCAAATACGTATAGCAGCTCACCTAAAATCTTTGATTCACATCAAATTGTAGATTCTCAAACTTTTGAAGTAGAAGCTGATTACAGTTACTACAAGAGACTAGTCCACAAACTTGCTTTAGATCAGACAGGCGAGTTTGTATTGAGTAGTGGAGAATCTAGGTTAAACAATCCTCCTATTCCTCAAACTTCTAGTGACACAATGTTGCTAGCTACTATTTTTATGAATCCTTATACTTACAATGAGAAGGATTTAAGAATAGAACTGGAAGATAACAGTCGCTACACTATGAGGGACATAGGCAGTCTCGAAAAGAGGATTGAAAACATTGAGTACTACACGTCTCTTAATCTGTTAGAGAGTCAAGTTCAAAGTGCTCAGTTCTTGGACAATAATGGTGATGCAAGATTTAAAAACGGATTTGTAGTAGACTCCTTCCAGGGACATTCTATTGGAAATGTGTTTGATCCGGATTATAAAGTTTCTATCGACAGATTCAGACAAGTGATGCGTCCTAGATTTACGAGCGACAATGTTCCTGTTACTCCTACATCTAGCACTCTTAATGTTAGTAATAAGATTGTGACACTTCCTTTTACTGAAGAGGCTTTTGTATCTCAGAAGGAAGCGTCAGACACTATTAATGTTAACCCCTTCCAAGTAGTAACATTTACTGGAACTGCTTTCCTTGATCCGTCGTCTGATACTTGGACTGATACTCGAAACGTAAATGTTACCGTAAACAATAACGGTGATCTTGATCACCTAGAGTATCTCCAAGCACAGGTAGGTGATGGTTACGAGTATGGTGATTGGCAGGCAACTGGTGCTGGTGTCACCGAAACAGTGAAGCTTCAAGGTAACTTTGCTGGTACCAATGACGAGAATGCTGTAAATGGTCCTGGAGTTTGGAATGCTCAGACTACAACACAGGGTCAACAGAGTGTAACCAAAAAGTCAGTACAGGTCACCACAGATAGTTCTACTTCAAGAGCTTTGACGAATAGCGTTTTCTATCCGTATATGAGAACACGCAAGGTCAACTTCACAATTGAAGGAGCAAGACCAAACACTAAAATGTTCCTATTCATAGGTGGAGTTGATTGTACTGATCATATGGCTCCCAATACCTTTGCATCTGATCGAGCAGAAAAGGTGTTGTATTCTGGTTCGTTTGCTAGAGAGGTGGTAACGGATCAATTTGGAGCTGTAAGTGGATACTTCTGGGTCCCGAACAACCGTCAAGTGTTGAGTTCTTCTGCATATCGGGCTAACCCAAATGCAACTGTGTTGCCGGATGGATCTAATGCCAGGAACATAGGTCCAAGATTTGAAGCAGGTGATGTTGATATCGTATTCTGCGATAACTTAATCAATCCACAATTCTCTACTTCCTTTGTTGCCACTACATTTACTTCAAAAGGTAAATTAGACACATATACAACTACCACGACCATGACTAGACGGTATGAGTTGGTTCGGAAGCAAACTGGTTACATTACAAGCGCTAAGACTGAGCGAGGGTTCTTCTTGACTACGGCAGATGATCCCGAAAGAGTATACACTGAGATTTCTGGTCAGCCTCGTGTTGATCACCATGGAAATCCGATAGGCGGTGTGTATGTTGTAGATGCTGATGCTAAAAATGTTGGTGAGAATTTTATTGCCGCAAGGTATGAGCAGGTTATTGGTCGTCGGCCAGAGGTAGCAGGTTATAAGTATTGGCTTGAAAGGTATCTTGGTGGAGAGTTTGGCCCTGTAGGATCAAGCAACAGCGAGACAATGGTAAACTTGGCCGCCTCTATTCAAACAGCTGCCAATATTAATGCATCTAAAAAGGATCCAAATAGTCCAAACTATGATCCTAACTGGAACTGTGAGCTGTACTATGATCCGCTGGCTCAGACCTTCCAAGTACCTGGTGAGTTCTATCCTGAAGGTATTTTTGTTACTTCAGTAGATGTGTTTATAGCTCAAAAGGATTCTAACAACCTACCGTTACGAGTAGAGCTAAGACGAACAGTAAATGGTTTCCCAAGTGCAGATGAAATAATTCCTCTGTCACGTGTAACACTTAAGCCTAGTGAGATCAATGCAAATGCAACGTCTCTAACTGCTACGAGAGTTAATTTTAAAGCTCCTATACATCTTCGTCCTGGAGAGTACGCTTTGGTAATGCTTTCTGACTCTCTTGAGTACATTACGCACATCTCAACAATTGGTAACGAGAGACTCAATGGTACTGGGTTTGTTACGGAGCAACCTACTCTTGGATCTTTGTTCAAGTCTCAGAATGCTAGAACTTGGACGGCCCAGCAAGAGTCTGATCTTTGTTTTGTATTGAACAAAGCCAAATTTACAACTGGTTCTAACTTTAATATGGTAGTTGCTGCAAACAACATTGGTAGAGCAGCATACGATGCAAATACTGTATATGCTAATACAGTTGGTCAATATGACATTGCAAATATTAATATGAAGAAGTATGACGATCAGAAAAACATTAATGCTGTCTACGAGATTAGAACTAAGAATGCGGGAGGATCTTTGCTGCCGTATGAAAAGGTCCTTCCAAATCAGGATTTGTATTTCTCAACGTCTAAAGAGATTGCAACCAACAACGATCTGCAAATGAAGGTAACATTTAGATCTGAAGACGAGCATATCTCACCATATTTTGATCTTGGTACCACTGCAGTTACGTTGGTTAAAAATATCATTAATGTGCCTCCTACAGGAACCTTTGTAGCAGAAACAGAACCTAGTAATAATTATGCTTTGTCCAGATACATTACTAGACGAGTGACGTTAGGAGAAGGGCTTGATGCTTCTAGTTTGAAGGTGTTTGTAGATCAAAACATGCCAGCTGGGGCGTCCGTTGAAGTTTATTATCGTGTTATAAATAAGGATGATGATAGTAACTTCGATGAAAGACCTTACGTACTAATGACCAGGCGGCAGGCTTCTACTATTGTAAACGAAGCGTCAGACCTGTTTAATGAATATGAGTACTTTGCTGATGATATTTCGTATGTTAACGGTAACGCCAATTACGATAATTTTAACACCTTTAGTATTAAAATTGTAATGTATGCTACTAATTCAGCTGGAGCTCCGTCTTTCCGTAACTTCAGAGCGATAGCATTAGCATGACAGATTTTTTAAAGGTAAAAGATCACAACGGTTTAGTTCGTGATTCACATAGCAAGGCAATACTTAATGTAGATAAGACAGAATATCTTGCCTACATTAGTAAACAACAAAAGGCCAAGCGATTGGAAAACGTAGAAAACAAAGTTTTTGACTTACAGAAAGATTTGAGCGAGATTAAACAACTTTTACAACAACTGGTCTCAAAGTAAAGTAGAGGCTTCTGATGTCACTGGGTTATGCGAATCTGCAAATTACTGATACGTATCGTTCGTGGTTTAATCGCACAAACGAAATTTCCAGTACAGCATATCCTAGGGTGGGCGGTACTATTAATGGTACTCTCACTGTAACTGGTAATACTTCGTTATTGCAGCGCTTAAATGTTACTAACAGTGTGACTGCAAATACTGTTACAGCTACCAGTACATTAACAGGTAGTACTATAACAGATGGCACATTAAGTATAACCAGCGGTGCTGTTACTGGTGGTGTATCTGCATCATTTAGTACAGTAGCAGCAGCAACATTTACAGGTAACTTGAATGGCAACGTAACCGGTAATGTGACGGGTAATCTGTCGGGTGATGTAACAGGTAACGTCACTGGTAATCTTGCTGGTAATGTAACAGGTGATGTTAACGGTGATCTAACTGGTAACACAGCAGGACACCATACAGGAAATGTGACTGGTAATGTAACTGGTAACGTCAGTGCTGTAAGTGTAGTTACTACGAATGTAAATTCAACAAGTATTGTTACTAGCACTATTACATCTAACACTGGAGTATATACTGGAGAAGTTAGCGCATTAGATTTTAACAGTACATCTGATGCTTCGTTCAAACAGAACATTGAAACTATTACGGGCGCAAGTAGTGTTATAAATCAATTGAGGGGCGTTTCGTTTGAATGGAAACAAACTAATCAACCAAGTTATGGTGTTGTCGCTCAAGAACTTGAAAATGTTGTACCTAATTTAGTATCGTTAAACAAAGATGGTTCAAAGAGTGTAAGGTATAATGGATTGATAGGTTTTTTAGTGGAGTCTAATAAACAGTTACAACAACAAATTGATGTATTGTCAAAAAAGATAGATGATCTTGTATCAGACAATAATTCGGGAGCTTGAAGAAGAATGGCACTCAATTTAGCAAACGTACAAACCACGGACACGTTTCAAACGTGGTTTAACATTACCAACCAAATTATCGGTTCTGCTTATCGCGATACTGGTGGAACAGTTGGTGGCAACGTAATTGTCTCAGGTAACACTACCGTAAATGGAATCACAGCTCTTAAAGATACTTCTACGGCCGATCTTACTTCAAATACAGTTACCATTACACATAGTCTAGCTGCTAACAGTGGAACTATTAATCACAGTCTTGGGGTAAAAAGTGTTGCGGTAACAGCTAACCTTACTGCTAATAATGTTACAGCTGCCCTCAACATCGCAGCGTCAACTCTAACTGGAAACCTTACAGGCAACACAGCAGGACACCATACTGGAAACGTAACAGGTAATGTTACTGGTAACTTGGATGGAATTGTTGGAGGATCTACCCCTGCAGCTGGTTCATTTACTACAGTAGGAGCTTCAGGCAATATAACAGGCAACCTTGTTGGAAACGTAACCGGTAATCTTACAGGTAACACAGCAGGTGTTCATACAGGAAGTGTGGTCGGAAATGTCACTGGTAATCTAGTTGGTAACACAACCGGTGTTCATATTGGAAGCGTGACTAGTGCAACTAGCGTTTCTGCTACGGGTATCAGCTCGGCAAATACATTCTCTAATACTTTTGTAGAATCTGTCAAAACTATTACCAATACTGTAACAGGTAATGCGGCTAGTTTTGATATTTCTTCTTTCCAGAACTTTGAGCATACATTAGCTAATAACGTTGTGTATACATTTGCCAATCCACCTTCTACAGGCTCAATTGGTTTTACAATCAAAGTAATCCAAGATAGTGGGGGATCAGGTTATACGATTACTTGGCCAGGCTCTGTTGATTGGCCAGAGACTACAGCTCCTACCCTTACATCAACTGCTAGTGCCGTAGATATGTTTGTATTCGTTTCTAACGATAACGGTACTACTTACTACGGGTTCACTGCAGGTCAGGCACTTGGATAATGAGCAAAAATTCCAAACTATTGATGCAGGCAGCCGCAGGGCAGGCGGGTACTGGAGAAGGTGACAACACCTTTAAAAACGTAACCCTTCTCATTGATGGTGATGCAGTTAACGGTGACAACAACAGTACAATTACTGATACGGCTGGCAACTATACCATTACAGACAGTTCGTATGTTTCCAAGGGTGCTTTCAGTCCTTTTCTTCCAAACTGGTCTGTTGATTTAAGTGGAGCAACCAATGTTCTGGAAGGCTCATCTGTAAATTATTCTCGTGTAGAAACCCAAGGCGATTACCATTCGGGCCAAACATTGGCTGGTGTAAATGGCGAGTTTACTATTGAGTTTTGGTTTAAGCCAAGTACACTCAACACTAGCTATTCATCTGGTAGTCTTGCAACAATCTTAGACACAAACGCAACCCAAGGTACTAATTCTGAACAATGGTGGGCTGTACATCAAAATGGTCAAAACATTTACTTTGATACTAATAATGCAAGTCAGGTAAATTCAACTACTAATCCTTTAACTAAAGTAAACCAATGGTATCACATTGCGATCATTGGACATTTGACTGATGGTGTAAACCGTACAATTTACATTTGTGTAAATGGTGTAAATGCTGGAAGTGCTTCATATGGTAACTCTATAGGAGGAGGAGCCAGTCGAGCTCTCCACATAGGGCACCAAACAACTACCAATAGATACAATCGATGTAACCTATCTAATTTAAGGATAGTTAGAAATCAAGCAGTATATGATCCAACCAGTAACTTTGCTGTACCGACAGCAAAGTTTGCACTATCAGATGTGCCAAATAATACTATGTTCTTGGCTTTTCATAGGCATGATTTTTATAGCGAAGGAAACACCCCGTCTACCACTGATGTAAATAAAGAACTTGATAATGAGTTTGTAGGTGAATACCGCGCGAGAATGTCAGCGTGGTCGCCATTTAGAAAAGATGGGCCAGTTACAATTTCCGGTACAGGAGGATCATTTGGTTTTCCTAGCGACCCAAATGCTCAGTTAGTTGTTTCAAGCGGCCGCTCTTTAACTTACGGCACAGCTGATTTCACTTTCGAGTGCTGGGTTTATATTAATAAATGGCGCAGCGTTTTTGCTATGATTGCTGGTCAGAGCACTAGTAATCGTTATATTGGTATTGATAGTTCTGGTAGAATTACAATTTATGCTGGGGCTAGTGGTAGCGAAGTAAAATCATCGAGTGCGGCGAATGATAAAGTAAGAGCAGGTGCGTGGAATCATATTGTTGTAACAAGATACAATAACCAGCTGGCCATGTATAATAATGGTAGACGAGTTTTAAGCCCGACTACCTACAACTACGACATGGGAACAGGCTCGGACACAACTACTATTGGTGTGCACAGCAACTACGCCAATTTTTATCTAGATGGGTACCTGTCCAACATAAGATCGGTTAGAGGTAGTGCAGCGTATGGTAATTCATTAGACACTACTATCACAGTACCATCTAGTCCGACACTAACAACCTTTAGTTCTACAACGGAATTAATTTTAAGAGCCCAGGATGCAACGATACTTGACAAGACTGGAATAAACAATTTAGTCTTGCAAGACGATGCCCAAGCCTCATCTGCAGTCAAAAAGTTCGGCGTTGGGGGTTTAGTGTTTGATGGTACCGGAGATGTAATCACTGCGCATGATAGGTCTCCGTCAAATTATACTGGTAGCTACCTGCAGATATATCGTAAGGATCCATTTGTTGTAAGACAAGGCGATGCAACTATAGAGGGGTGGGTATATTTTACTACCAATCCAGTATCGGTTGCAGGTATGGGAATTTTTGAAATTTCCAAGCAGAATGAAAATGCAACTAATGACGGGTTGGCTCTTGGTACTTCACCTGCTAATGGAAAGTGGTTTATTCATGCAGATGCTAGTACATTTACTGCTACCGCTTCTGCACCAACAACCGGACAGTGGTACCACTTTGCATTAGTTAGAACATGCCACGGTGGTTTAGGTGGTGCTCAAGGTACTAAGTTGTATATAAATGGAACACAGGTAATTACAGCTTCCGACACTACTGATTACGAATCGACTAATTTGGTGATCGGCAGCATGCACAATAATACTAGGAGGCTCGGTGGTTACGTTGACGACTTTAGAATCACTATGGGTATAGCCCGATATACATCAAGTGGTTTCTCTCCACCGACAAGCTCTCATCCAAAGTTCTGATAGGAGAATCAGATGACATACGTAGAGTTGGCCACTGGGCAGCCAAAAACAAGAGTCCAGCTCATTGAAGAAAATAAAAATATGTCCTTGCCACAATACTGGACTAGTAACACTCTCCGCGCGTTAGGTGTAGAGGAAGTTGCTGCAGTTGATGCTCCATCTGTTAATAATTATCAAATTGCATACAAAGACGGTATTGAGCAGGTAGATGGTGTTTGGAAAGAGCGATGGGTTACAGCTTCTAAGTTTGTAGAGTACACTGATGAGAACGGAGATACCGTTACAGTTGAACAACAACAATCAGATTATGATGCCCAAGTTACTAGTGCTCTTGCAGAAACGGAAAGAGCTAAAAGAGACTCGTTGCTAGCAGAAACAGATTTCTATGCTCTGTCAGACGTAACAATGTCTTCTGAAATGACCACATATAGGCAGGCGCTACGTGATGTTCCTGCGCAAGCAGGGTTCCCAAATACCATAACGTGGCCAACAAAGCCATAAATATAACAAAACGTAAAGTGGGTAAAAGATGACTATTGTATTTTCCGGATCCCCAGTAGCAAACGTAGAGTTATCGGACTCGTTTAACAAGTGGCGTTTGACTACTAACAAGATTCTAAACGATGCTGCTTCATTGACAGCAAACAATACCTTTGCCGGTACGTTAACCGGTGATGGGTCCAGTCTTGCCAACCATTTTACTGTAACCAACAGTGGAGCTGGTGCTTACGTTGTTAATGGAACTGGTACATTTGGTAATAGTAACCCCACTCTGTACCTTAACAGAGGTGAGTTGTATAAGTTTGACGTTAATGCAGCTGGCCATCCTTTCTATATTAACACAGCCAATACAACTGGTAACACTAGCCAGTACACGGTTGGTATTACTGGCAATGGAACAGAAGTTGGTGTAGTCAGTTTTAGAGTACCCATGGAGGCACCTTCAAGACTACACTACAACTGTGGTAACCACAGTACTATGGGTGGTCCTATCATCGTAGGTTCTGGTTTAGATTTTAATGTTGGCGCTAACAGTTTAAGTGTTGATAGCTTGACTGTTGGATCTCTTTTTGACAGTTCAAATAGGCGTCTTACAATTAGGGATGAGGCTAACACTATAGTCTGGGGTGGTTAATTGTGGCCAGACCTAATACACTTACCTTAAAAACTCATCCGGGAGAAGCCTTGGTTCAAATGGTTTCTAACGCTGAGTTTACTGCTATTGCAGACAAAGTGTTAGAGAAGTTTGCCTCTTCTGATGGAGCTGGAGATCTTTTTCTTACAGCTGGGTCAAATGGCAACTACACATCTATAGGTACTCACGTTGATACTAGGACAGAAGACGTAGGCTCTTCTGACATTAGTATTACATCCAACACAATAACTCTCTATCAAGACCTAGTCACAAATAACATAGGCAATCCTTCAGATAAACCTGTTACATGGGACTATGATATCACTGCTATTCGTCAATTCACTGACACGGAGTTAGACGCGTTTGCAGACGACATAATCACCCACATGGTTACAAATGAAGCTGCTGGGTGTTATAGGATATCAAATACATCGCCCGCAAGTGCTCATGGTGGTACGTGGACAGTTGCTGCTACTCTCATGGATGAGGTGGACAAGTCAAATAGTAATTCAACATTCCTGTATAAAAAGATTACTGACTCAACGACGCTGCTGTGCCGACCTTTGAGATATGCACCGTATACTAATGAAGCAAGTCTGCAGTTAATGACAGACAGTCAGATCGCGGATTTAGCTCGAGCAGTCAGATCAAGAATTGTTGACAATAATATAGGCAAGTATCTTCTACAACAATCAGCTCCAACTCCCGGTACTTGGGTAAACGTAGGTACGATCACGGATACTAGACGAAGTACATCGGCGAGCGCCAGTTTTACTGGACCTGCTCAGTTTGGTGGGGGCGCACAGTATACGGGGCCACTCACTTATGTAGGTCCTGTACAGTATAGCGGACCTGCTCAGTTTACTAGTATTGCTCCAGTTACATACACTGGACCAGCTCAATTTACAGGTCAAGCACAATTTGGTGGAGGGGGTAATTTTACTGGTCCAGCTCAGTTTACTGGTCCAGCACAGTTCACCGGTCAAACTACTTTTGTCGGTACAAATCCATTTGCTGGGACTGGTTCGTTTACTGGTCAAACTACATTTGTAGGAACTAATCCATTTGCTGGGACAACGGGTTTCACTGGGACAGCTCAGTTTGCAGGAACCGCAACATTTGCGGGGTCTGAAAATCCTTTCTTTCAACCAGGGCAAGGTGGCGGACCACCAACTTTTCAGGGTCCTGGAGTTCAATACTTTGGTCAACAACAATTTGCAGGTTTTCAGTGGTTTGCAGGACTTGCTTACTATGTTGGACCTAAACAGTATTCCGGAGTAATTCCAAATGTACCGTTTACTGATGGCACGTTTGGACCGTTTGGTGAACCAATTGATTACTATGGACCACTACCTGCTAATTTTGCTGGTACCGGAACCTTTACAGGGGTAGGACAATACTATGGACCCTTTCAATTTAGTGGTCCTGTAACAGCATTTGCTGGCCCCCCAATATCATATGCCGGTCCATTCGTTGTTTACTACGGTCCGGGTACGCAGTATGTTTCTGTACAGCAATTCACTGGCCCAGCTCAATATTTTGTTACTGTACAGTATTTTAATACTGACATATATTACGGACCTGTTACATATACTGGCCCAGCTCAATACTTTACTACCGACATATACTATGGACCGGTTCAATATGGTGGTTTAGCTCAGTTTACTGGTTTAGCACAATTTGCTGGCGGTGCACAATACACAGGACCTGCGCAGTTTGGTGGACAAGCTGGGTTTGCTGGTGTTGGACCAGTAGCGTTTGCTGGTATTGGTCAATTTACCGGTACCGGAGGGTTCGCAGGGCCTGCACAATTTGCTGGAGGAGCTCAATACGGTGGAACGGCTGTATACACTTCTGGAGCAACTTCAGTTGGATCTGCAATACAAACCATCTCACAGACTACATTATGGCGTAGAATAGGATAAACATGAAATTTAGTAAATTATTGAAGCCTCGGCTTTTGAATCCCGAGGTTATAGAGTGTGAACTTGTCAATGAAGATGGATCTACAGAAAAGCTGTCTTTCTCAATACCTCACGAAGACAAGGTCGGAGTAAACGAATACTTCGATTATATTGTTGAAAACTACCACCTTGAAGAGATTAGAGCTCAGTATGAATCTGAGCTAAAGATACACCGTGACAATCAACGAAGAGAAAAAGAGCATGAGCAACGAAAAAAGGAGGCGGTAGAACTTAAACAGCTTTTTGATACAAAAGCTCAGATGTTTGAGTTGCCATTTATAAAAGAAGCTAGTCAAGATATTAGATCTGCTTTAAGACGAGCTCCGAATCAAATAACCTTAAACCTTATTGCATATGTTGCGTTCGAAAAATATCTTGAAGATAAAAAAATGGATTGTGTTGGTTATCTAGATTATCTTGATGAGTTAAGTTTTAAAGATGAATAATGGTTATATCTACGTTGCATCTCTTAATGCGATGTATTATGAGTTAGCTATTCTATCAGCTCAATCACTAAAGGATTTGCACCCACAAGCTCACGTTACCTTATTTACACACGATACGTTTGTAGATGATAGAGCTGTCCAGCTTTTTGATAATATAGTCACCAATATTCCAGTCCACAGACGTGCAAAGATGTGGTGCATGGCTCGGACTCCTTATGATAATACATTCTATAATGATTGCGATTCGATTATAATACATCCTGACATAGCAAAGGTATTTGATGGTATTACAGATAAAATACACATGACCAAAAATCTAGTATATACTATTGCTAGAAGGGAGCTTGAGTATATCGATAAGGATAGGAAACTGTTTCCTTACTTTCACGGTGCAGTAGCTTGGTACAAAAAGAATGATCTTAATGTTGAGTTTATCGATACGTGGTGGAACGAGTATATAAAACAATTAGCAAACCCATGGCCACATGATGAGTGGTCACATGATATATGGAGAGGGTTTGATATGTTTACTTTATGGTCAATGGTAAATGCAATGTATCCTGAATACGAGAAGTTTAAGGATAGGGTTGTAGAGGGTGACAGAAGGTTCAATTGTGTGTTACCCGAAGGTAGACAAACTGTTGATGTAAAGTCTCCAGTTGTGTATCAAATACCAAGAGATATGTACTGTAGTATGGAGTACTGGAAAAAGGTAGTAGCTAGGAATCTAGAGAATGTACCAACTTACAATGATCAACCCTACGATTCAGAAAATCCTATCAAGTTTTGCTGATGCGGTTTTTAATGATGAAGAGGTAATGCGTGAGCTGACATCTCGTTGTGTACGCGGAGAGTCCAATTTTGCTGGATTATCGGGATACTCAGATGAGTACCTTTATAAGGCGCTGGAGTGTCCTGCTAAAGAGTTTGACTGGCCCCGTTGCGCGTATGGAGTCGACACTAATCTAATAGAGGCTAAAGGTGTATATTGGAATAGTATAGCGGTTCCTTATTTAAACAGATTAGTAAATTATATTGGATCTCCGCATAATGCTCTAACTATGTTCTATCCCGAAGAAGGTTTTATAGGTTGGCATCACAATGGAGGTGCACCTGGATATAATTTCCTTATGACATATAGTATGGACGGTGACGGGTACTTCAAGTATTACAATCAGCAAACAAATGAATTTACGGTTCTCCAAGATGTACCTGGTTGGAATTTTAGATTTGGTTACTATAACGATATAAGATATGAAATGGACAATCTTTTCTGGCACACTGCTTATACTAAGAAGCCAAGATTAACAATAGGATGGGTTGTAAAGCACCGAGAACTTTGGAAAAGTCTTATTGAAGAATGTACTGGTGTAGGTAACATACCCGTTGACATTGACTCTATGGGTCCCAAAACAGATGTTGAAAATTGAATGGCGAAGTGGATTTGGTTATGGTGATTTTGTAACAGGATTGGGATACGCTCATAACGCTTCTATAAAGTACGACACTGATGTAAACATCAACTTCCATTGGAAGCATGATCTTGACTTCAAAGAATCACCCGACGACCCCGAGACTATAATAGAACGAATGTACTATGTGTATAGTACAATGCTACCAAGAAATAACGTAACCGTTACTCATGCCACTAACAGTAACCCAAAATACAGATTCATTAACAACGTTGATGAGTTTAATCCCCTTCACGGACTGTGGCACCCTAATGTAAAAATTACAAACAACAGGTCTGTTGTTTTGTGGAGATCGAAGTATAACTTGTCCTTTCCTGGCCTAGATAAGGATCCCATACACGATCGTTGGGATAATGTGATACGGTGGCTTGAACAACAGGACTATAAAGTAC